TTACACACTTACACGTACTGCTTAAATAGGAGAATAGACAATGGCTATAACAACAGATATATGGGCCGTCACTCCTAGTTATTCAGCTACGTTATATAGAGCCGCCGCTGCTATTGGTGGTGCTGGCGATATAACATTAATAACTAACCAGCCTCTAGATAACGGGGCTGGCTATAAAATTCTATTCACTTGTGCAGGAGACGCAACTGCCGCTACATTTACTATCACTGGATACGTAGCTGGGGATTTATCTCAGTCTGTAACCACTGAAACTGTAGCTGGTGTTGATACTGGAACTGCAACTTCTACAAACTATTATTCTAGAATTACTAGTATTTCATCAGATGCAGCGGTAGCAACCAATGTAAGTATTGGAAACGCTATTGCTGATGGTATGGCTTTACCTAGAACTAGAATGAAAGGATTCTATTTTGTAGGTTCTGCAGGGGCAGGTAGTGTTACATTAACCTTAGATGGTAATGCAGCATCAGATAGAGTTTTATTAAGTATAGCTACTCCAGCTAACGTAGAGTCACAACAAATGGCTTTACCAGGCGACGGAATTTTAATTAACGGAAATGAGCCACAAACAACGTTTGGAGTAGTAACTCAAACAGCAGCTGTGACATCATTAACGGTATTCTGTGGATAAACTATGGAAGAAGAGCCCAAACCAACTAAGAACGATGATCGCCTCGAAGAACTGAGGCGATGGTTTGAAGCATTAGGGGATTGTGTATAGATGGCAACACCTAGAAAAAAAGGAATGGGAATCAAAACTTCGGTTAAGTCAGGCAATTTTAGAAAGACTAAATCAGGAGCGGGGATGACAAAGAAAGGTGTAAAAGCCTATCGAGCTGCAAACCCAGGTTCTAAACTTAAAACAGCGGTAACAGGGAAAGTTAAGAAAGGTTCTAAAGATGCAAAGAGACGTAAGTCATTTTGTGCAAGATCGGCAGGACAAATGAAGAAGTTTCCTAAAGCTGCTAAAGATCCAAACTCTAGATTGCGTCAAGCACGTAAACGATGGAAATGTTAAAAATGGATGAGACAACAAAACACTTGATAGACCTATCGGCTATCTTCACTGCAGTAGGTACCATGATGTCGTGGCTACCACACTTGGCTTCACTATTTACTATTATATGGATGATTATTCGTATTTGGGAAACCAATACGGTACAAAAGCTATTTGGTAAAAAAGAAGTTATTGAAGACGAAGGTGCTAAACCAAGAAAGCCTGAAGCTTCGAGTAATAGGATTAATAAGTAGTGCCACCTAAGTCTAAGAAACAAAAGAAGTTTATGCAAGCAGTAGCTAAAAACAAAAAGTTTGCTAAAAAAGTAGGGGTACCACAAAAAGTAGGAAAAGAGTATATTAATAAAAAGAAAAGGAGAAAGACATGAATACTAAAAGAATGAATCGGCTTGAAGAATTGGGCAGAATTGATGCTAGAAAAAACCCTAATCGAAATGACATGGCTGAAAAAAGACGTGTAGTTAGTGAATTAAAAATGATGGGCGGCGGTAAAGTCAAAGGTTATAAAGCTGGTGGTATGATGAAAGACAAAGAAGGTCGTGCTATGGCTATGAATAAAAAAGGTATGACAGATTCTCAAATGAGTGATGCAGCTGGTCGAGCTATGATGAAAAAAGGTGGTAAAGTTAAAAAGCAAGGATACAATGCTAGACTTGATGATTCATTAGGAGCTAGAAAAGGTAAGAAAAAACAATCTATGAAAGCTCGTAGAGATGAGTCTAAAGGAATGAAAAAATCTGCAGGTAAAAAGGCTTATTCAGGTAATCGTAAATCAGCACAAGGTTCAGCATCTAAACGTGCAGACGGCATTGCTAGAAAAGGACGTACTAAAGGTCGTATGGTTTAATGGCTTGTTCAGTATGTAAAAAGAAAGCTAAGACTAAAGCTAAAAAACCTGCGTTTAAATCGCATATGATGTACGATAAGAAAACAGGTAAAAGTGTAAAAGCTCCCACTATGGCTAAACATCTAGCTTTAAAGAAAAAAGGATATGGACATAGGAAACCTAAAGCATGATGAAATCTAGAGGAATGGGCATAATTAGTAAAATGAAAAAAGGCGGAAGTGTAAAAGATGCCTGCTATCATAAAGTAAAAGCAAGTTATAAGGTCTTCCCTAGTGCTTATGCTTCTGGTGCTATTGCTAAGTGTAGAAAAAAGAAAGGTAAAAAGTAATGGCAGTCCGAAAGACAGCTAAAGGAGCTGCTTTAAAACGCTGGTTTAAAGAAGACTGGAAGGACGTAAAGACAGGTAAAGCTTGTGGTAGGAAAAAAGGCGATGGCAGAGGAACTCCTTATTGCCGACCTACTAAACGTGTTTCTAGTAAAACTCCAAAGACATCTGGAGAAATGACAGCAGCACAAAAGAAGTCTAGAATAGCTCAAAAGAAAAGACTTGGGCAACCGGCAGGCAAACCAAGAAGAGTTGCTTCACTCAAAAGGAGAAAGGCAACCAGGAAGAAGAAGTAGTGGATATTAGTAAAATATTAATAAGTTTGGTACCATTAATATTAGTATCCATGTGGTGGGTGGTAGACTCAATAAACACATTGAACAGTCGTGTGGTTTTAATTGAACAAAATTTGAGTCACCTTATTAGCCCTTCAGGAGAAATAAAAGCATCTTCAGATAATGAGATAGAAAGAGCAAAGATAAAAGAAATACTTATAGAGGATATACATAATTTAGAAGTTAGATTATATATACTAGAAGAAAAACTAAAGGCGAAATAATATGGCTACAACAGACACACATGCATTTAATTTAGATCTTAACCTTCTTGTAGAAGAAGCGTTTGAAAGATGTGGCGCAGAGTTAAGAACAGGATATGATTTAAGGACAGCTACACGTAGCTTAAACTTATTGACAATAGAATGGGCTAACCGAGGCATAAACTTGTGGACTGTTGAACAAGGACAGATACCATTAGTTGCAGGTACAGCCACTTACGATTTGCCCGCGACGACCATCGACCTCATGAGCCAAGTCATAAGAACTGGGTCTGGAACAACTCAGTCTGACATAGCTATTTCTAGGGTGTCAAATCCTACTTATGCATCTATCCCAAGTAAGAACGACACGGGCAGACCGATACAAGTTTATATAGATAGACAAGCAGAGATTCCTAAGATAACTCTATGGCCCATTCCTAATGACGCAAGTTATACTTTTGTATACTGGATGTTAAAAAGAATTGATGATGCAGGTACAGGTGTTAACACACAGCATATCCCATTTAGATTTTTACCATGCATGGTAGCAGGGCTAGCATTTTATTTAAGCTTGAAGATACCAGAAGCAGGGGAAAGAACACAGTTCTTAAAACAAGAATATGAAGAGCAGTGGTTACTGGCTTCAACTGAAGATAGAGAAAAAGCAACTTTAACCGTAGCACCAAGAACATCATACATATAGGAGATTGAGATGGGAGATCCAGTAAAAAAGAAATTAAAACAAAATATGTCACTAGAAGAGTTTGCAAAATTAACTCCAGAAGAGAAAGCAAGGTACAATAGAGAGGGGGATAAAATAAGTACAGATACTGAAAATGCAATTAAAGAAACTAAAAAAAGAAAACTTCAAGCAGGCGGAGTATTAAAAGCTGCTCCTAATAAAGGTGCTGCAAGTTTACCTAAAAGCGTTCGTAACAACATGGGCTTTATGAAAAAAGGTGGCAAAGTTAAAGGCTATGAACATGGTGGTTCAGTCAAAGGTAAAGGTAAATGTAAGATAGATGGTATAGCTATTCGTGGTAAAACTAGAGCTAAACGTAAGTAATGAGCAATAGGTATACAACTAATAAGAATGCAATAGCTGACTGTGATGTTTGTGGTTTTCAGTTTAAGCTTAGAGAACTAAAAGATTTATATGTAAGAAAAACTAATACTAATATTAAAGCTTGTAAAGAGTGTTGGAACCCAGATCAACCACAGAATATGCAGGGGATGTATCCAGTAGAAGATCCTCAAGCAGTGCGAGATCCAAGACCTGACCAGAGTTTTAATGACAACAACGTAACTGGGTCAAGAGATATACAATGGGGATGGGAACCTGTTGGTGGAGCACGACCCCCATCTAATGAGTTTACAGGAAATAATTTAGTAAGTTCAGGAGTAGTAGGAACTGTTACAATAACAATAACTTAGGAGAAAGAAATGGCTAAAGAAAATCAAGAAAGAAAAGCTAAAATGGTAGACGGCTTTGCACAACCACAAATGGTTCCTGTACCTAACACGGCAGGTTATCCTGAAAAGAATGTTAAAACTTCTGGCGTAGAAACTCGTGGCAATG